ATAACGAAACCTACCTGCAGTCACAAACCGGCAATCGGCGGTTTTGGCCCGTGCGCTGCGGGCGGATCGACCTGGAGGCGCTGCGGCGCGACCGCGACCAGCTGTGGGCAGAGGCGAGTGTGATCGAGGACCAGGGCGAACCCCTGGTCTTGAGCGAATCGCTGTGGAGCGATGCTGCAACGCTGCAGGAAACCAGGCGGGATCAAGATCCATGGGATGACATCCTCGCAGGAACGGAAAAAACCAGCTGGGCCAAGCTCGAAAAGAGTCAGAACGGGCGCGGCGAATGGCGCGTGACAACGCGCGATGTGCTCGAGCACGTACTTGGCCTAGGCGCGGAGAAGCAGAACGACGCCACGGCAAAACGTTTGGTCTACGCGATGCGTCGCCTTGGTTGGGATGGTCCGCAGGTTATCAGGACTCAAGATGGCACGCCACGCGGCTATGTTAAGCAAATAATTTAGCAGAATCAACGCTGTTGCACCTGTTTCGTCGTTGTTGCACCAGGCGCAACAGAAAATTCTTTAACGATTTCAATGGGTTATACCATTGTTGCACCTGTTGCACCACTTTTCTATAGAGTGTTATGGTAATAAGGAATAGTAATTTATATAGTACATATGAATATATATTCATATATATGAACAGATTCTATAACGGTATAGTAGAAACGGTGCAACACGCGCAACAGGTGCAACATCGTTGAAATCGTTGAGGATAGCGGTGCAACAGGGTGTTGCGGCGCTGGTCGGGAGGTGCAACAAAAGGTAATTTAGTAGGGTGCTTGACAAGTACTTATTTAGAGAGTACACAAAAAGTCGCGGCGGACAGTTCGCACGGAGGGTGACATGAGCACAGTAACAGAAGATAAGTGGCAGCACGCGCGAGAACAGGCACAAGCGCACGTTGCAAACAGCTGTGCCACACTTTTCTAACTACCGACTATTTAGAGAGTACAACATTCCGGCCGGCACTACCGCCGGCCGGTTTTAGCTTTGGGAGGGTTACAATGGCTTACATGGGCGAGAATCAGTATTGGTGCGATGCCGAGATCAGGTGTCGTGATGGACTGTGGCGGCATTGCTGCGTCAAGGCTGTGTGGCAGCGTGGTGCGGCGAGCGGGATCACGATGCACTATTGCGAGAAGCATCGCAATCGCGCCTTTGAACCGCGCGTGGAGCATTACCGGCCGGCGCCACAGTCAGAGGCGACGCAAATCAACTAGGGGAGGGTAAACATGTACAAGCTTCGAATCATGCGTGACGGGCTTGAGATAGCGCGCTTGCGCTGTCCACGAGACGTTTGTGTCTGGAACCTAGCGGTCACGCTTGATCGTGCGGGCAAGATGTTGGCGCGCTTCGGCCGCGTTGCGGTTTGGATTGAGCGTGGGAACGTCTCGCATTTTATTGGCGTTTGGGAGGGTTGAACATGCGACTAGGAACGGAACTGCATCGCAAGGCGCAAGCGGCGGATCATGCGTGGTCAGAAGCTTTGCAAGCGGAGTTTGGCAAGCACGCAGGCGACGTGCGCTACACGAAAGCCGGGCAAGGTGATCCCGGCTCGGAATTGCGGCGCTTGTACGAGGCGCGCATGGCGGCACAAAAGGCCTGGCATGATGAGTCGGAAATCATCGAGTATGAGACGCGGTAGCAGCCTTGCTTATCGACCTTTCAAGCCGGTCCTCGTGGGGGCCGGCTTTTTTGATTCGCGTAACAGGCGGGCCGCGTTTGCGGCTTTAGAGGCTATCTCGTCGAGATGTGCGGCGAGCGTATCGATTGCCCAGTCGGGCGGATTATGGCGGAAACGCCAGCTGTGAATCGTGCTGTATCCTACGCGCCCGGCAAAGATCGTTTCGGACGTGTAGCGGTGCATTCCAGGGAAGCGCGGGGCACCAGGCGCCGGCGAGGCTGACCACGGCACAGCGACGCGGAGAGCGTACTCAAACGGGACTGTGGAAGGCGCACGGAACACGGGAGAGGCTTGGTTTTCGGGACCATGCTCCTCGCACTCAGATAGAGCCTCGGTGATAAAATCTCGCAGCATGGTGTTCTGTGTGGTCGGTACCGACCGCTCGAAGCAAGCCACATCGCGCAAACTGCGACATATGGCCGCGCCTTTTCCTTACGGCCTTACAACGCTGTATGCCGACCGCACATTGCCAAGCGCCTTGTAACGGCTTGATTTTATTGAGGATTAGTTTTCAACTATCACGCACTGTCACGACATATCAAACGGCAGTGATCTTGTGCGCGGCTGAAATCGCTATTTGTGGGTAACATGATAATTTCAACGTATTGGTGCGGGTCGTGGTTGTGCAACCTAAAATTTCGCCCGTCGGGTCGAGCGGAGTCGGGATATTGTCCTCCCCGCGCCACGCCTTCCCCCAAATTTTTGAAAATTGAAATTTTGATCACCCATATTGTGTTTGTTAATTTTGTGTTTTATGTTGTTGTTTTAGTGAGGTGATCAGAATGGGCGCTAATGGCAGTTTCGTTGATTTGACGGGTAAGCTATTTGGCAATCTCACCGCGCTATCTCGCGTCGGCTACGCCAGTCGCAATCCGACGTGGTTGTGTCGGTGCACTTGCGGGCAGGAGGTTGTTGTTCGGGGCGACAGACTGCGTGGAGGGCTCCGCAAGTCGTGCGCGCGGCATGGGCATTTTTGGAGGCCGCCGACAGTCAGGTCACCAGGACTGACGCTCCGTTATCCCGCGGAGTACAAGGTTTGGCGGGGTATGCGAGAGCGATGCGAGCGCAAAAATAACGCTTCATATTCTAAGTACGGTGGGATTGGTGTACGCGTCTGCGCCTTCTGGAAAGAATTTAAGAACTTTTTTGAGAGCATGGGACCGCGCCCCTCACCAGCACATTCAATCGACCGCTATCCCGATTGTCGCGGCAACTACGAGCCGCTGAACTGTCGGTGGGCGACAAAGGACGAGCAAAAACGAAATATGCGCAATAATGTATGGGTGGAGCACGAGGGAGAGCGCTTGTTGCTCATCGATTTGTTGGAACGAGTACATATAAACAAGACAGTAGTTCGCAGTCGCTTGAATCAAAGCTGGTCTTTAGCAGACGCGATCACGGTTCCTGTGCGTCCGAAGCTAAAAAATAAAAAATTGCGGTTTTCCCAATGAACTATTATAACGAGATTGATCCCTATGCCGACCAGTGGCTCCGCAATCTCATCGCCAACCGCCTCATACCCGCAGGCGACGTGGACACCCGAGATATCCGTGATGTCACCCCTTCCGACCTTACTCCCTATACCCAGTGCCATTTCTTCGCCGGCATCGGAGGGTGGCCATACGCACTACGCCTTGCAAGTTTCTCGGCTGATCGAAAAGTTTGGACGGGATCGTGTCCTTGCCAGCCTTTCTCCCAAGCGGGCGCTCTTGGCGGGTTTGACGACGAGCGGCACTTGTGGCCCGCGTGGCACCATCTCATCCGCGTCTGCCGACCTCCAGTTATCCTTGGCGAGCAGGTTGCATCGCGCCAGGGGCTTGAGTGGCTCGACCTTGTTTGGTCTGACCTGGAAACCGAGGGTTACGCCGTCGGGGCGGCCGATCTCTGCGCTGCGGGCGCGGGCGCTCCCCACATCCGGCAACGTCTGTGGTTCGTGGCCCACGACCAAGGCGCAAAACGCTTTGAACACCGGACCGTCGCGAACGGGATGCAGAGTGAATTTACAAACGGTGGCGAGTTGGTGCAGCCCATCTGCGGTGGACGGCCGTCGTGGCAATCTTCCGCCACGACCGTGGGACACGGGAGTGCCGCTGTCGCAGCAGGTGGCGTGGGCGACGCCCTCGGCGAGGGACTGGCGCGACCGTCGCGCCAGTCAGGAGACAATGGAGCGCAACGCGAGACCGCTGAACGAGCAGGCAGTCATGTTGGCGAGTTGGGCGTCTCCGACCGCGAACGAGAAGCGTCGGCGGGAGGATTTCCAGGAGGGACGAGCGTTGAATGCGGGCGAAGCTTTTGGGCCGAAGCCGAGTGGATCGATTGTAGGGACGGCAAGCGCCGGCCAGTTGAACCCGGAACATTCCCGTTGGCTCATGGGGTTTCCGCCCGAGTGGCTAAATTGCGCGCCCTCGGCAACGCCATCGTCCCGCAAGTCGCCGCCGAGTTCATAAGGGCGGCGTTGGAATTGTAGTTGCCCCAACTACATCCTTCGTGCTACTGGCTCCCGTCCGCCTCACACTCGCTAAACGGAGTCTAGCAGTGGCCGACTCACTAAAGACTGTAGAACTGAGCGTTGGGGATACCGTGAGTTGCCTCAGCGGAGCCGTTGGGCTGACTGGTCAAGTCAGGGATTTTATAGCGCTTCCATTTGTTGATGACCCGCGTTGGCGCGTCCTGATCGAGATTGATTCCCAACAAGGACGGTTTCACGAGTTTCCGAAGAACCTCACGAGGGTAATATGATCGATGCACCGAAACCAGTCACTACGGAAATGCTTGATGTCGCCCAATTCGGCAGGGTGCTGCACCAGAGACCAGCATCGACCGACGCACCGACCGCAGAGCTGATAGCGCGGCTCCAAGCGCGTAAAGCATTCGGGCTGAACGGTGGTTCTTGGATGATGCTCGCCGAGCCGGACCCGGATTGCCAAGAAGCTGCCGATGCCCTCGCCGCGCTGGCGCAGGAGGTCGAGCGACTAAAGGCCGCCGAAGCCCGTGTGCGAGAGGAGCAGGAAATCGCCGCGATAAATCTCGCCGCCATCGAAGCCGCGACGATTGAGCGATGCGCGATGGTCGGTGATGAATGGGGACGCGGTTACGGAGTTGGTCGTGAGATTGCCATCCACATTCGCGCCCTTTCCAAGGAGCCCGCTACGTGACTTTCGACCCTTATCAGGTCTTAGGCGTGGACCGCGCCGTAGATGCCCTCGCTATCAGGCGCGCATATCGGTCTCGTGCCAAAAAACTGCACCCCGATGCCGGCGGCAGCGCTGAGGCGTTCTCGCGCTTGTCCCGCGCACACCTCGTTCTCGCCGATCCCGCCAGACGTGCGCGTTTCGACCGTGACGGCACCATCGATGAAAGTGCCGCCGACAATTCCTTTTCCAAGGCAGTGTCTGTCTGCGTCGGTTTCTTCGCTGCCGCCGTGGAGCACCATGTGCGTTCTGGCGCCCCCGATCCCACGACCGTGGACCTCGTCTCGCTCGCGCGGGAAGCTTTTCGCAAGGAGATCACCAAATACGAGGAGCAAAAGCGCCCGATCGAGCGCGCCCGCAAGAAGCTCGAGCAGGTGGAGGCGAGGCTCCGTGCCAAGAAAACCGCGAACCCGCTGCTGCGTCGCGCCCTCAAGCAGCAGGCTGCTTCGACTGCGGGGCCGCTCGCTCAGATCGACGCTCAGATTACTGCTTACCGCGACGCCATCGCGCTGCTCGACGGTTACGAGTACGCCCCTGATATTGATCCCGACATGGCGCGCATGGCGGCTATCTTCGAGGGTATCAACTCCGCGCAGGCGCGATTTTATCGCAAAGCGCCGTGAAACGATCAATGAGGCACTTGACGCCTTCCTTCTGTAGTGGTACTGACTACATAGCTCGTCTCTGCGGCCGGGTACTGCTGGGCGCTGCGACGAGCGGGCCGGGCGGCCCGCACCCCCTCCCCCCGATGGCCTAGGGCCGCCCGGCCTTTTTTCAAGAGGATCGCAACGATGCACTCCAGCACCTACGAGTACTTGAAGCCGACCGAGGAGCAGATGCAGTGTATGGCGCGCGTGAGGGCAGCGGCGAAGGCTTATGGTGACGTACTCGAAAAAGAGTTGCCTGAAGGTCCGGACAAGACCTTTGTGATTCGCGGGCATCGATCGAACGCTATGTGGGCGAACATTGCCGTGACACGTCTGCCGGATGGCACGCCGCGCAGTGACTGATGTCCGCTAAGCTTCTTCCCACCTCTGTCCGCCTCGCCCCTGATCTCTTGCGCAGCGTGCGCGCCGCGGCCGAGCAGCAGGGTTGCGCCGTCTCGTTCAAAATCGCGCAGATCCTGCGGGAGTGGGAGGGGAGAGAAAAACGCAGGCGGCGCGTTCGCGTGACGTCGGGTATCGTGGCAAGGGACGGGGAGGAAGCATGATCATCCAGTCGAGACGCAGCTTCCTCGTTGGTACCGCGGCGTCCCTCCTGGCCGCGCCCGCAATCGTGCGCGCTTCGTCGCTAATGCCCGTGAAGGCGATCAAGCCTGTGGGATGGGAAGAGTTGGTGCAGTGGGGCATTGATTCGACTAGTCAGTCTGAAGAGACGATAGTGTTGCTGGTGCAGCGGATAAGGGACGCCGATATCGTGATGAAAAAATACATGACCCAAAGTTTGTATGGTGATGTAGCGTGAAGACCGCACTTATTCTCACGACCATCAGGGTTCCCACCGTCCTGGCGCTCTATCGGCGCCTTGACCCGAGTGTTCGTTTCTTCGTTGCGATGGACCAGAAGACCCCGAAGGCCGCTTATGACTTTTGCGCTTCTATCCCCGACTGTGAGGTGTATTCGCCCGACCGCCAGAAAGAGTTGGGTTGGGAATGTTCTTCTCTTTTAGGTTGGAAAACAATTGCGCGCCGCAACATCGCGCTCCTTGAGGCGTTAAAGTGGGGCGCCGACGTGATCGTTTCGATCGATGATGATAACATTCCCGTTGATCGTTATTTTGATAGTTTTTACGATTTGTGGCGTGCTTCTTGGCAGAAAGAACGTTGGTATTTGTCTAGTCACGGCAGTTATTCGGACGTGGTTGGCGCTCCGTTTTTTAGTGGATTAAAAGTTAGTGGAAGTGGTTGGTTTGATCCTGGTTACCTCCAGTTTCCTGCCGACGGCATGGACCCCGTTTGCCAGCGCGGCTTTCCGCAGCAGCTTTCTTCTCTTCGCTCTTTCGAGCCCGTCGTGGACGCGAGGATCGGCGTCGCGCAGGGTGTCGTCTTGGGGAATCCTGACACTTCCGCTGTTGACCGCATCTCCAGGCATCCGACCGTGCACCAGGTGTCGGAGGTTCTCCGCGCCGGCGTCGTGTCCGACCCGCGGCAGGTGTGGGCGCCCCTCAATGCCCAGAACATCGCTTTTTTGCGCGAGCTTGCGCCCTGCTTCTTCATGGTGCCGCAGTTTGGCCGCCACGACGATATCTTCGCCGGTCTTGTCGCGCAGCGAGTCATGCGAGAGCGCGATCTCTTCGTTCATTACGGCAGGCCGTTCGTGTGGCAGCAGCGCAATCAGCATGACCTTATCAAGGACTTAAAGGCTGAGTTGTGGGGGATGGAGCATGTCGTCGAGTTCGCTGTCTGGCTCGCTAGGGATGCGTTTGCTGCCGATCTTTCTACGTTGCAGACGGTCAAATTGATATGGAAGACTGAGAGGATGCTGCAGCGCTTGCCTGACGGTGTTGCCGAGCTTGGCGAGGCGTGGTGCCGCGACTGTGAGCGCGCGTTAGCATGAAAGTTTGCCTCGCCTTTCTCACTAAGGACCGCGTCGATCTTTCCCGTCGCACGATCGAGCCGCTTTTAAATTGCGACGCCAGCATCCTGTGGTGCGACGGCTCTGTTTCCGAGGAGGGTAAGAGTTTCCCTCACGAGACCCAGATGCGCGCTGGGGAGCGTCACGGCATCGTTGCGCACGGCAATGTGTGTGGCGGGCCCGATGCGGCGGTTGCCTACGCGCTAACTACGATGCTCAAGGGTGGAGATTACACGCATGTGGGACTCGTTGAGAATGACACGTTGCTACGGGAGGGCTGGTTTGCTGAAACTATGGCGCTATTTGATCGTGGTCGAAGTGAAGGTCTGGGAGTTGGGGCCGCGTCCGCCCGCTGCTACGAGGATAGAATCCTCATCCAGCGTGACGGATACGCCGTGATGCATAACCTCGGCTGGGGCACTCAGATCATGACCCGCGAGGCTGCGGCGATTTCCCTCGCGCACATGCGTACGTCCCTTACGGTCGAGAACCGCCGGCTGTTCTGCCGCCTCTCGGGGCTTGATATCGGGCGCTGGTGGGCGTTTGGGATGAATGACGGGGTGCTCTGTGCGGACTGGGGTAACGATCGCGTGCTCGCTTCTTATGGCTTTGCCTCGCTTGCTCTTGTCCCCTCGACCGTCGAGATGATTGGGCAGGACCCGCCACTTGCCGAGCAGGGACTTAAGATTGCCGCTGCCCCCGTGGAGACAAGGCGGGACGACGCGGCGTTCACGACTTTTGTTGAGCGCACTGCTGCCATCCGCCGCGGCGAGTGGGATCCAAGCGCTGAAACCGCGATGCACGAGAATGGCGCGTGCACGTACTTTGCCCATCAGTTAGAGGGCATAGGCGCGCGTCGCAATGGCGATTGGCGTTTGGAGTTCAGCCAAGGCTTCGGGCCGTTCGCGTGGCGGGCAGGATCAGCAGGATTTGGGTGGTCTGATGGAGTGCCGGCGGTAACGATCCCCCTCGCGGGTCCCGTCGAGTTTCTCGTGAGTGGCGGGAAAGAGGGCGGTTCGTTGCGCGTCGAAGACCTGCGCAGCGGATTCGTGGTGGAGCCTAACCTACCCCTTGGTGACGTCGTTTCGATCCCGGTGCCGACGGGAATCGCTTACCGCGAGGTACGGCTGACGGCGCTTTCTCCTGGTGTAATTTTTTACGGCGTACGAACCCGCGAGCCGCAGCCGTTTCTTCCTGGCTGGGCGTTCGATTGGCACAAGTTGCCGCCAGTTTGAGAAAAACAGATGGTGGCTACAATGGAAAGGAGGCAGCAAATGACTAGTACAAAACCTATTCTTTGCTTGGATTTTCGACGGTGTAATCCATAGCTATGTGAGCGGCTGGAAGGGCGCTGACACTATCCCTGATCCGCCCGTCGATGGCGCGATGCAGTTCATTTGGGATGCGACTGAGTATTTCCGGGTCGCGATCTTTTCGTCGCGCTCCAATCAGCCTGGCGGGCTCAATGCCATGAAGGCATGGCTCTATTATCATTTCCGGGGTTACTGGGGTGCGCACGCGACGCAAGCCAATGACAAATTGGCTGACATCGAATGGCCGACCGAGAAGCCGGCAGCTTTTGTCACAATTGATGATCGTGCGCTGACCTTCACGGGTGTGTGGCCGGACGTGGAGACTCTTCTTGCATTCAAACCGTGGAACAAGAAATGAAGCGCGCACTGATTACTGGCTGCGGCGGTTTCGTCGGACGTCACTTCGCGAAGCGCCTCCTCGATGATGGTTGGTGGGTCACGGGCGTGGACGACCTCTCGGCGGGGCTTCCTCCCCACCAGTGGATGTTCAGGGCTAACTACGAGGTCAATCTGTCGTTCGTCGAGGCCGACGTGCGCCGGTGGTTCGTGGCGCAGGGCTCGTCCGAGGGCTATGATCTTATCATCCACTGCGCCGCCGTGGTGGGTGGGCGCCAAAAGATTGAGGATGATCCCCTTGCTGTCGCGCAGAACTTCGCGATCGACGCCGACTTCTTCCGCTGGGTTTCTCGCGCTCCTCAGAAGGGCCAGAAAGTCGTCTACTTCTCGTCGTCCGCTGTCTATCCAACAATGTTCCAGCGTCGCGAAACTCACTGCTCGCTCTGTGAGTCGCTTGTTACTTTCGGCGGAGACCGTCTCGGCGTTCCCGACGAGACCTACGGTTGGGCGAAGCTCGCGGGTGAGTACTTGGCGCGGCGCGCGGTCGAGTGCGGCGTTGACGTCGTGATTTATCGTCCGTTTTCGGGCTACGGGGAGGACCAGGATCTCGCTTATCCGTTTCCCAGCATCGTCAGACGGGCAGTTGCAGGCGAAGCCCCCCTGGTGGTGTGGGGCTCGGGCGACCAGGTCCGCGATTTTGTTCACATTGACGACGTGGTAGGCTGCGTGATGGCCACGGTGTGGCAGCTCAAGCCGGGCGAGGCGCTTAACATTGGGAGTGGCGATCCGACGACGTTTAAGGAATTGGCGTCAAAGGTGATGGCTGAGATGAACTATGTGCCTCCCGATAGATGGCCAAAGAGTTTTACTTATATTGTAGGCGATAAGGCTAAGCCCGAGGGCGTGTTCTGGCGCGTCGCCGACCCCGCCAAGATGCGGCAGTTTTACCATCCGAAGGTGTCCCTCGCTAAGGGCGTGAGGCGCGCGGTCGAGCGCCAGAGGCTTGACACTAAGGTGCTCGTGTAGTAAGGGTGACTACACGGGAGGTGAGTCATGAAGCTCAGGAAGGGGAAGGCCAAGTACCGGCTGCCGGCTTATAGCAAGGTGCTGGAAGTTAGATTGGAGGGGAATCAGCGGCATAACCAGCTGTGTGCGCTCATAATCCAGATCGTGAATCCGACAGCGATTGACGTGTATCGGGATGTTGGGATACCGACAGTGTGCGCGGTGTACAAAGATACGATCGAGTTCTCGCCTCCTCCCGACAACCCCTATCTGGTTACGGTGAGGTACTTGCCTCCGGTGATGGAGTGCTGAGATGATATTGAGCTATTCAAGAGTTTCAACGATCGAGCAGGCTGCCGATGGCGCGACCTCGCTCGCTGAGCAGCGTCGCAAAAACTGGGCTGTCGCGCAGTTGCGAGGTGCCTCTGCGCATGACTTTGCCCACTACGAGGACGCGGGCGTCTCGGGCTCGATCTCGCTCGGGCTTCGACCTGCGGGTGCTGAGCTTCTCGGGGCCGCCAAGGCGGGTGACGTGATCGTGGCGAACAAGCTTGATCGCCTGTTTCGCTCGGCCTCCGACGCCATGCTGACGGCCGAGCAGCTCAAGAAGCGAGGGATCGACCTGATTCTTATCGATATGGGGGCCGAGCCGGTGACCGGTAATGGGGTCGCCAAGCTGTTCTTCGGTCTGCTCGCCCTCGTGGCCGAGTTCGAGCGCGAGCGCATCAGCGAGCGCACTGTCGAGGGCCGTGCCGGCAAACGCCGCTCAGGCGGGCACATCGGCGGGCAGGCTCCTTACGGTTTTCGGGTCGTGGGAGAGGGCAGGCAGGCGAGGCTAGAGCCCCAGCCCGAGGAGCAGGAGGTCATTCGCTTGACCGCTAAACTGTACCGCGAGATGCACGCGCGTCCGCACCGCGTGGCGACGCGGCTCAACCAGATGGGTGTAAAATTGCGCGGCGAGAAGCCGGTGCAGGCGACGCAGGTGAGGAGGATGTTACGCAATGGTAAAATACAGTCGAATGATTTGGCTATCTAGGCGTGAATGGGCAAGCTTGTTACTTTTTTGGATAGTGTGCGGGCTAGTTGCTGGAGTGCTGACGTTTGCTCTCGAAGAGTTGCTATTATTTTTTAGAATATTAGAATGAGTTGTTGTATGAAAATTTCGTTTAGCTTATTTATAGAATGGCGAAATAAATGTTATAATTTATTTTTAGATGTGTATCCAGTGCCAAAAATTGGTGTACACTCATACGAATTAGGTTCCGTACAGGTTAAATCAGTAAATAAGTGGGTCGATCTCGGTTCAATTAAGAAAGAATAATGATGGGTGATCGAGCGAGTGCTGTCAAGTTTTATAATCAGGCCGTAGAGACGCATAACACTGCGAGCGATCCTCGGCACCTGACCACTTCCTACCAACTTTTTTCGTCCGCCTGCATCGCCGATCCGACCTGGTATGAGGCGCATTTCCAGGCGGGGTGCAACAACTCGAACCTCAACCACATCGAGGCGGCGGTCGCGAATTGGCGGTTGGCACTTCAATGTGAGATGGAGCCCAAGGAGAAGGTTCGCGCTTTGGTCAACCTCGGTTGGCGCCTGCATACGCTGACCCGCACCGATGAGGCCCTGGCCGCGACTGACGCCGCTCTTAAGATCGACGACACGCACTTCCTGGGGTGGCTCAACCTCTCTCTGATTCGCGCGCATCTCTGCGATAATGTTCACATGCAGGTGGCGGCTGAGAAGTGCTGGAAGCTTGTTCCCAAGGATGCGCCCGAGAATGCCAACTGTGAGGTCGCGGTTGCGTTTGCATGTCTGTTCAACGGTGATTACGAACGTGGTTTCAAGCACTTTGAGCGCCGGTTCGAGTGGCGCTTGCCGCAATTCCTCAAGTTTCCCTACGAGAAGTGGGAGGGGCAGCCCGACAAGACCGTGTTTGTGGCGGCCGACCAGGGGCTTGGTGACACGCTGTCCTTTGCAAGGTTCGTAGAGGCTGCGTCGAAGCGGGCCCGCTACCTTCATCTTTACATCCAGCCGGCGCTGCTGCGTCTCTTTGCGCACGCCTTTGCGCAACTAAACAATGTGAATTTGCTGCCGGCGCCGTGCCCGTTCCCGGAGGCTGACTACTGGACGACGTTCGTGAGTTTGCCGCACGCGCTCGGGCTCAAGAACCCAGAGATCGTCAGTGCCAAGCAGATCGAGGCGCCTGTTCTTGGCATGCCGCACTCGTGGCGCGTGCTTGATCGCAAGCTGCATGTTGGTATCGCGTGGGCGGGCTCGCCCTTGAATGACATCGATCGTTATCGTAACATCCCGGTGACTCAGTTCTTTGAATTGCTGCGCGTGTCGGGTGTGCAGCTTTATTCACTTCAAAAGGACGATCGCGGCAAGGAGATGCATGACGCGGGGGCGGCGGGGTTCATTCGCGACCTCACGCCTTATATCTCAGACGTTGCTGACACGGTCTCGCTTCTGCGCAACCTTGACCTTGTGATATGCTGCGAGTCGGCTCTCGGGCACATCGCGGCGCTCGTTGGCAAAGAGGCGTGGATACCCTATTCATATGGGGGCCGTGATTATCGAATCGGACTCGCGGGCGAGAAACTGCTGTGGACCCCGAAGCACCGTGTGTTTAGGCAGCAACGTGGCGAGGACTGGTCTCGTGTGTTTGGTGAGATAGTGGTGGCGTTGGAGGAGAGAGTTAGTCAAGCGAAGTGCTAGTCAGTCTGAAAACAAGGACGAATGCATGCCGGCTTAGCCGGCGGTGAGCCTGTATGATATAAGGGTGCGAGTCTCCCCCTCTAGAGTTGTCAGGATAAGGACCAGGGTAGAAGGATGGCCGCCTTGTTCGTGGATAACCGTTTGGCTATGGAGATTTTGAAATGACCGATCTCGTGATGCGGCTTGAAACGGCGGCAGCCAAGTGCGACGCGCACGTTAAGGCTAGCATAAATACGCGCTATTATCGTGCAGACGCTGCGGACATGCGCGAGCTTTTGCAGGAGGCGGCGAGGCGGATCAAAGAGTTGGAACATTCGTTTCACAGAAAACTAGTTGGTGAAGAACAGTGGTGACGGATCAAGATGCTCAATTCTTCGCCGATCACCCTGACCGGCAGGTACGCATTCGCTTGCCGGGGAAAACGTTCGCTATGAACCGTCAGCGTGCAGTTAATGTCGTGGACGAGATGGAGGCCGAGTTCAGGACGCTGGGGGACCATAATCGCGACCGCAGGCGTGTCCTGGTGTGGCGGGTGTCGGAGGGTAACCCGTTCTACGATCCCGAGCGTCGGCCGCTTCTCAAGGCTCCCTTTCTGTTGTTCGCGGACGAGACCGTGGAGGATAATGACGCGGTCTTGCTTCCGATCCTCCATCAGATAATGGTAGATGCTGCCAAGCAGCACGGAATGGTGCGATGATTTATTTAGCCCTGCTAGCAGTTGGATTGCTGCTTGCTTTTGGCTTCTGGCAAATTGGCTGGCGGGGCGGTAAGCCGGAACTGGGACGCGACGGCGATTCGGCTGGAAACTCGCCGCCAATGTGGTGATGGATAAGGAGGAACTGTTGTGTCTTGGAATCAACCTGTCTACTCTTCCCACGTCACCGAGGTTGGTTACGACAGCGACGTCGGCGAGTTGCTCGTAACTTGGCAATCAGGTCGTGTTAGTGCCTACGCGGGCGTGAGCGAGGAGTTGGCGCTTCAGGTTGCGAATGCGCCATCGGTGGGGCAAGCGCTAAACGCGCAGGTCAAGAATATTTTTTCTCACCGCTACGTGAGGTGAAAAAGCGTTTATGACTTTGCAGCAATTGGTTGAATTTTTGTACAGGTTTTACCACAAGCCCGTTGTCATAGGGCTTGAACTGCCGATGCGTCGAACCAAGAAGGGAAACCCGATGCCTAACTACGAGCTACCCAATGATGAGATCGATACCATCACGATCAAGACCCAGAATGCTGCGGGCGCAACCGAGCCGGTTCCGACCGGGGACGTGTTCTCGGTGACTTCCGACAAGCCGGCGAGTCTCGGCACTGCGGTCGGGACGGACAAGGGGGGCAATCCCGCTATCGTCCTTACGCCGCTCGTTCAGGTGTCGCCCGGGATCATAGTCACGGTGTCTGATACGGCTGGCTTGAAGGTGGCGACGTTGGTCGTTGACATCGTGCAGGACGTGACTCCAACCAACATTGTGCTTGACACGGCGGACGCCACGCACGTCTCGCAGCCTGTACCGATGAATCCTGGTCCTTGATTGAATACTGCTGCGGGGTGTTGGCTCCAGCATAGTCCGATATGAGGAACCGCTAACTATCGGGACGTGTACTGCCCACGATATGCCACGGTGAACGACGGCCAGCTAGGTCGGCAGGGTAACAGACGGGTGTGCAGGACTGACTGAGAGGAAGGCCCTGGACCCGCCGAAGTCGTGACAGCTCGGAGAGACGGCGAAAGAGGAATTGATGCCCGACGAGCGGCCCAAACCTCCTACCAACGCGGAGTTCTTCCTCCGCGTTGCTGAGGAGATCGATCGCAACGTCGCGTCTGGCTTTGGCGGCGCGTTTGTGGTGGTGCCGCCGGCCGGCGCCGGCAACCCGCTCGCGACCGTCATCCTCGACGCCAGACAGGACGGGACGACGTTCTGGCTGATGCTCAAGTCCAAGTGCGACGCGGAGCTACAGCTGCTCGCCGCGCAGGAGAGGAATAATCAGGCGGGGTTTTTGAGGCGATGATTATTGCCGGTGCTTCTTATCCAAGAGAGTGTTTGGTCGGTAAGCAATTTGGTCGATTACGAGTTTTGTATTTTGTAGGACGGAAGTCAGGCAAGGGGTACGCTTTTTGGCGTTGTCTTTGCGAGTGCGGTAAAGAAACGATAGTAACTGGTGACAATTTGAAGTGCGGACGTAGTCGTTCTTGTGGGTGCCAAATTCGAGTAGGATTACGACAGTCTAATTTGAAGCACGGTAAAACCGGCTCGCCTGAGTATAAAGTTTGGGCCGGTATGCACAGTCGTTGTTACAATCCAAAAGAAAAAGCGTACAAATATTACGGTGAGCGAGGGATAAAAATTTGCCGACGTTGGCGCGGAAAAGTCGGATTTGAAAATTTTTTAGCTGATATGGGTGAACGTCCTTCTCTTAAGCACTGGATTGAGCGTAAACGCAATTGGCAGGGATATAGTCCTAGTAATTGCTGTTGGGCGACTCGTCAAGAGCAGATGAACAATAAACGCAACACCGTATGGGTCTTGTGCAGAGGCAAACGGATCGTACTAAAATCAGCATGCGAGATGCTGGGGTTGAACTACGGGTCTATAAAGTCTAGGATGTACAAAGGCATGACATTCAGTCAGGCCGTGAGTAGACCTTTTAGGCAGTATTCTCGTGGCAGGATGGTCAGCAAAGAAGCGGGACGCGGTTGAAGCTGCGTTTATGCAGTTTTTGGCTAGATGCTACATAGATTCGAAAGACGGTGGACATATTTGTCTTGGTGAGCATCTGTACGGCGGACAGATTCGGGTCATTACTGAAATTTTTGATGCTCTTGAACAGGACATTCACCGGATATTTATTTTGAAGTCTAGACAGCTAGGCATCAGCACTTTAGTGCGAGCGCTTACGATCTTTATGCTGGGACTGCATCGCGGTCTTGCTGGCGCGCTTGTATTTGATACGGCTCCAAATCGAGAAAATGCGCGGCAAGAGCTGGTTGCAATGATTCGTGATTTGCCGCTATCTTTGGGATTTCCCAAAGTCAAGGGAGCGGGTGAAGGTAACCGCGAAGGTTTGACGTTGGAGAATAATTCCAAAATATTGTTCAAATCGGCGGGCGTTAAAAAGTCAAAATCTTCTGGCACTTTAGGACGTTCTATTGGTTTGGCTTTTGCTACGTTATCGGAAATATGTTCGTTCGATAACGATGAAGGACTTGAAGCGTTTGAGCAATCTCTTTCAGACATAAATCCCGATCGATTGTATATTTATGAATCGACTGCGAGAGGGCCTAATAAGTGGAAGGATATGTGGGAAGAAGCTCGCAGGGATTCAGCACATTGTAAGTGTATATTTTTGGGTTTTTGGTCCAAAGAATCGCAGTGCATCGACCGCGATCATCCTGACTTTTTGCTATACGGCGAACAGTCGCCGACCGAGCGCGAGCTGGCCAAGATCCAACTGGTTCGCGAGTTGTACGGGCATGAAATCACGCAGGAGCAGCTCGCTTGGATCAGGCGCAAGATGGATCCGACCGCGACCTATGAGGCCGGCGGTGAGGAGACTGAGTATGAGGGTTCGACGACTCGCATCCAGGAGCAGCCGTGGACTGAGGACGAGGCGTTCCAGATAACGGGCTCGCAGTTTTTTCCGTCCGATAAGCTCACCGCGCAGTATAGCAACAACGTCTCGACGCGCTTTGACCGCTACCACTTCACGCCGGGCGAGGAGTTCGCCCGCATGATGGTGCATCGGGCGAGCGTCAAGTTGACCGAGTTGAAGGTGTGGGAGGAGCCCGATCCCGAGGGCATTTACTGCTTGGGCGTGGACCCGGCGTTCGGGGAGAATGAGCATAACGATCGCTCCGCGATCGAGGTGGGGCGGTGCTACGCCGACGGGATTGACCAGGTGGCGGAGTTTGCCTCGCCGCATCCGACGCCGCAGCAGCTCGCATGGATACTCGCGGCCATCATGGGCTGGTACGGCGGCTCCGAGAAGTCCGAGGTGCGCTACGTGCTGGAGCTGAACGGGCCGGGACAGGCGGTGTTCAACGAGGTGAAGAATCTGCGCCACCAGATCGAGCACGGCTACCAGGCCAGGGAGATCGAGGAGAAGGGTCTCAGGAATATTTTTCGCAATGTGCGCACGTTCATCTACGCGCGGCCGGATGGAATGGCGTCTGGTCAGAACTGGCACATGAAGACCAACACCAACCTCAAGATCATGTACATGAACCACCTGCGGGACTATGTGATTTCGGGGTTGTTCCAGGTGCGTTCGGCCGACTTGATCGAGGAGATGCGCACGATCGCGCAGGACGGCGATTCGATCGAGGCGCCGAGCGGCAAGAAGGACGATCGAGCGGTCGCTTCGGCCCTCATGGTGTACTATTGGCAGCGGGAGATCAGGAAGAACCTGATTGCGCGCAAGTTCACCAAGGAGGCGGAGGCGGCGAGGCGGGCCTTGACAATGCAGGGTGCGGTGGAGTTGTTTAACCGGAACAAGCTGGAGTCGTTCTTTGCCGAGAAGCAACGCGCGAGGGTCCAGCAGCAGCGTGAGTTGGCGAGATTGTCATGGCGCTACCGTTAGGGTCGCAGAGCGATTTTGCAGTTCACAAGTGTGGAAACAAAGTTGCTGCTTGCGTGATGGAATTTGTTCCAAGAATTAGGAATGATCAGCCTTTGAAGCGTCGATGCATTCACTGTGGTAAAGAACAGATAGCGATAGTGACTACGGCCTGGGTTGATGATAATGGCCTTTTTGCTCAAGTGCCCTGATTGCCGCGGCAAGTTCCGTTGGGATCCCACCAAAGGGATGCCCAAGAATTGCGCGCTGTGTGGTGCCTACGTGGGGCATGATCGCGACGACGAGGATATAGTCGTGCCGTTTATTCGTCACGCCTCAACAACGGCGAGCGACAAGGTCTATCGCGACATGGAGCGCGGGTCGGATCGCCGCGCCGAGATGGCGGCTGAGACGCTGGGTGTTCCCGTGTCCGAGATGTCGGGCATCCGGATCACGGACCTTAATCCGACCAGACATGAGGGCGATGTGGCAGCAGTGCCGGTGAACAACGAGGTGTCGCGCGCCGTTGAGGCGCCGCAGTCGCCGTTTGGGTTCCAGCGCGACAGCGGGCTTGGTTTCAGCGGTCCCGTAGCGAGCGGTCCGTTCCCCAACTCGGGCGCCAGGACCCAGACTATGCTTCGGGGCGCGCATGCTGAGCGCATGGGATGGGACAAGGTCGGTGACCGGCCCGCGAATGAGGTGATGCAACCAGGCTACAGGCGGCGCGTCTGATGCTCCTCGTTCCTACCGAGAAGCGCCAACTTATCGCTTTCGCCCAGGAGATAATCGAGCAATGCCGGGTGAGCGTCAATGCGCGCGCCGCGCATGCGCGGCTCATGAACGCGATCGCTGAGACTGGTCGCTATGACGGGACCAAGGCGCTTGTCAATCTGATGCACTCACATCTCGAGCGCTCGGCGGCGCATCTGTTTAGCCCGGTGCAGCTTAAGTTCGACGTGGATTACGAGAATCTCTACCCCAAGCGCGAGTACGATCGCGCCGCAGTGTCCGCCAACATTCTCACGCGGCAGTGGGACAAGAGCGACACCGACATGCTGTTCGGGCGCGGCGTGTTCGAGGCGCTCAAGTACGGCGCCTGCGTTATGAAGCAATGGCCGCAGGTCGAGGGTAAGAGTGAGATGCCGTCCTACTACCAGAAGCTCATTATGCCGTGGCAGTTTGGCGTCTACAACGAATCGGAGAATAAGATCAACCAGCAGCCGGCCCTGTGTGAGACGACCGTGATGACGCTGCCCGAAGTGTGGCGGCGGGTGTGTCATCTGCCGGAGGCGAAAAAGCTCTATGACAGGATCAAGTCCCACGCGCAGACTGGTGCGGTCATGTCGGAGGTTACGAGCTACTTCCACCAAGTGCTTTCGTCCTCGCAGCTCAATCCCGGCTTAACGTCGGCTTCGACTCCGGTGCCGGGTGGGATCGTGCAGATTGGTAGCGACCCCAATTACGGGATCATGGGCCCGCAGGTCTTGGCGCCGACTGTTCAGGTCCACGAGCTGTGGGTGCAGGACGAGACTGACTACACGACGATCATCTTCATCGAGCCCGACATCGTGGTGGCGCCTCTGTACGCCAAGGCGAACCTCCTGATCAAGGACTCGAAGCTCCAGCCTTATCGGTTGATCCAGCCTAACGAGGTGACGAATTGGTTCTGGGGGCGCAGCGAGCTGACTGACCTCATTGAGGCGCAGGGCCTGCTCTCAGAGTGGTATCTTGATGCTCGGCGCCTGATGGGGGCGCAGATCGACAAGTTCCTCGGTTTCGTTGGTGAGACGGGTATGACGGACGAGCTGTACGCACAGGGGCGGCTCGCCGGCTACGTCATGCAAGGGCAGGGCGCGGACATCAAGGATCTGACGCCGAAATTTCCGGCCGAGTTGCTTCCGATGATCCAGCACCTTGAGCAGAAGATCAACGAGCTGGGGTCGTTCCCCGACATCATGCAGGGCAAGGGTGAGCCGGGTGTGCGAGCGGGTGTTCACGCCGACGTGCTCCTTAAGACGGCGTCGCCGACCCTGCGCGACCGGTCGCTCCTGGTGGAGCGGCAGTGCGCCACGCACGCTGATCTGACGCTATCGATCATGGAGGCGAAGGATGGTCGTTTTTATTGGACGAAGGCCGATACTGTGCAGGACACGGAGGACACCAAGTTCCTGTTGCACGACCTGCCGCCCGACCGGCGGGTGACGGTGGATAGCCACAGCTCCTCGCCGATTTTCGCTAATGAGAACGAGCAACTTATCTTCGCGTCCCACAAGGTCGGGATTGTGGACGACGAGTACGTGCTCGACAACATGCCCTATCCGGGCAAGGAGGCAGCCAAGCTCTCGGCGCGCGAGCGCAAGAAGGAGAAGGCTGCGTTCATGCAGAAGCTCATGGAGGAGCACCCGGAGGTCGGGGAGAAGGTGCTGCTGCGTCAGGTAGGCGGGGGAGGGAAGCACTAGCGCGACACGATGGTTTGGGGGCATGCAGCTGATGTTGTTGGTTAATGATGTCAATGATGGTGCACAGTTTGGGCCCTGCTGATCCCACCTTGATGACGAATCGGTCGCCGACGGTTGCGCCGACTACGCGGCAGCGCTTGGCAATGTCGGCGACGGGCAAGGTTGAATCTCCTGGCACTAGGACGATACAGGGGCGGCGGTGCGCGCTGGAATAGGTTGTGTACATAAGGTGTTGTTGCGGCAGGTGGGTGGGGGATAAAAGTGACTGGATTGTGGAAGGTTCCTGAAGACTCTGGCACGGCGTCTGGCCCGTCACCTACAACCGTTCGTCATTTGTAAAGTGTTGTTTTTATCCCGCAGGAAATCTCCCGTTTCCCATCGGTACCGGCGAGATGATTCCCGGTCCTCGAGTCAGATGTTGAAGTGCTGGATCGGCCTGGGCCATCTTATTGCCCTCGGCTTGCGTGCGCACGTTGTGGAGGGCGCGCTCGATGTGGGCGAGCTTGCTGAGGCTCATGTCTTCGAGCATCACGGCGTGCACATCGTCAGTTTTGATGGTGATGTTTTGTTCGAAGTCATCGACTACTTCGATTCCAAGTCCAGGAGTGACCCATTCTCTTGCGTAGGCTGCTTCTGCCGCTTCTTTCGTTTTGAACATCAGCGCCCACGTTGTTCCGGCTGGTCCGAAGCAGATGGTGAGGCAGTGCATCATTGTCCCTTTCTGTTCGACCGCTGCGCCCATCGCATCAGGTCGGAGTAGCGTATTCGGTAGCGTCCGCGTGGGCCGCCCCACCGTTGGTATCGTGGGCCTCGTCCTGAGCGCAGCGCGAGGTAAACGAATCGCGCGCTCATCTTGAGTATCCTGGCGCAGTCGCGGACGTCTAAAAACTGGTCGGCGGGCGTCATGCGCGCAAGAACATTCTGATATCTCCTAGAACGTCCATAACAAACCCCATTGAGATTCGCAAGGGGCGGGCGGATTCTTGTTGCGCATGTGCGGGAATAGTCCCGTGCGCAACAAGGAGAGTCACTATGCTGACGTTCAATCGGCGTGGGCGACGCGGCCGGCGCAAGTAACAGGCTGCCACAAGTGCCCGTCATCCCTTCGTCTCAACCTGCTCCCGGCGGTTCTCAAGCTGCGCAGTCTCCTATGGGTGTATCGTCGGCGACGGGCCCGACCCCCAATAAGGGCTACGAAGCTGCCGGGTTGCAGCAGCTCGGCATGATCGTGAAGCAGTTGGAGCGGGCGATTCCGCTTCTTGGCTCCGCCTCTGAGGCCGGCAAGGCTGCCCTCAAGGCGTTAGGCGCGCTCGCCAAGCACGTCCCGGCCGGCTCGGTCACACCTGCGTCCGAGAAGAGCATGGCCGAGAACACGATGATGCGGGCCACGCAGGCCAACCAGCAGATGCAGGCGCTCAAGGGTGGGGGACAGCCACAGGCTGCTTCGCTGCCTGGTGGTGCGCCGGGGATGGCCGCGTGACTGACCTATTCCGGTGCAAGGAGACGATGCCTCCCACCAAGGAGGTCGTCTCGGTGTGGATGACGCGCGAGGAGACGCCGCCCGGTACGCCGCGCATGTCTGGCGAGTGGAAGCGTCCTGATCTTGCGGTCGAGAATATTACGCGTCCGAGGCGCGGTCACGACGTGTGAGGAGAAATTCATGGATATCTTTCGCAACTCCGCCAAGTCGATTCCCAAGAGTGACGACCAGATTGTTCGGGTGGGCATGGAGGAGGATCAGATCCAGGGGCGCAAGTCGCACTTGCCGGCTCAGGAGACCTCGCCCGCGCTGACGATCTCGCACTTCCCGAATGCCGGCACCAGCATCGGGACCAAGTAAATGCCGCGCATCGAGGTGGATGAGGAGGAGTTTCGCGCTAACTCCCAGCTGCGCGCGCAGATCGGCGCGTGGATGAAGAATCCGACCGCGCGGCGTAAGCTGCTTGAAGCCAACAAGGCTTTTGATCCGAAGGCCGAGATTCCTGAGCTGGATCAGCCCGACCCGCTGGAGCAGCGCGTGGCGCCGCTCGCGAAGTCGGTCGAGGATCTGTCGAAGCAACTCGCTGATGAGAAGGCGTCGCGCGAGCAGGAGAAGAAGCTTGCTGAGCTGAGCACCGGGATTGAGCGCGGGCTCGACAAGCTTCGTCGCGAGCAGCACCTCACCGACGAGGGTGTTGCGGCGGTGCGCAAGATCATGGAGGAGGAGGGTATTACCAAGCCGGAGATCGCTTGGGCCCACTTCGTCCAGCTTCATCCGCCGCAGCAGCTGGTTGCGAACAGCGGGACAGGACCCGGCTCTTGGAACTTCATGGAGCCGCCGGCGGACGATCAGGCCGACCTCAAGAAGCTCATTGAGTCGCACGGCGAGTCGGTCCCGGTTGTGGACAAGCTTGCGCGGGACGCGTTGAGCGATATTCGCGGACAGTCGAGGCGCTAAAACAGGAGGCTTAATTGCCACTTCCGGGTATTGGCGTCGCGCCAGCTGCTGGTTCACTCTACCAGGAGTTGTCGGCCGTGGTACGCAGGGCTTTTGTCCCGCGTCTCTTTGTACAAATTTACTTCGGAAGTCCCTTCCTTTTTTACATGACCGGTAATGCGCAGCGCGCGGCCGGCGGTCTCAACCAGATTACTGTCCCAATGCAAGGACAGTCGATGGTGCAAGGCCAGTTCACTGGCTACGGCGGCGGCTTCAATTCGCCCGTCATCACTCCCGGTATTCAGAACGGCCAGTGGAATCTTGCCTATTGGGTGGTCCCGGTGCCTCTCCCGTTTGGTGAGACGGTGCTGCAGGCGACCGATCGTGAGATCAGTCTCCTCAAGGCGAGGATGAACGACGTTTTTGCGGTGACGCGGCAGAATATGGCGCGGTTGTCGTTCACAAACAACTCGTCGAACTCGCTGTTCCCAAATTCGATGCAGGATGCGTTCGATGACGGGACCAATTTCCCGACCTATGGCGGCATCTCGCGCACGGCTGCGGGCAATTCGGCTTTCAAGGGTCAGTATATCAATCTAGGGTCGGGTACGTTCAATCTCGGCACGGTCGGATTCACGCGCTCGACGATGTCCACGTTGCTCGCTTATGTCACGAACAATGCGGGCGGCGAGGCGCCGACTTTCGTTGTTATGTCGCCCGGTGACTACGCGACCCTCAATAAGGACTTCATCGGAAACGAGCAGCAGGTTGTCTACCCCGGCATGTCGGGAGTGGGTAGCAAGGACATCGAGATCAGGTCTTCGTTCCCGAACCTCATTGTCAGTGGCGTGCCGATCTTTGCCGACCACTTTGTGCCGCAGGGCAACGTGTTCGGGGTGAATGTCAAGTACACCGCGATGTATCTCAGCGAGGATGCCGCGTTTGACTTTAGTGGCTTCTACTCGTTGGTGCCGCTTGGGCAGATTGGCCAGCAGGGCGTTGTGGTGATCGGCTATAACTTCGTCTCGGCCAAGTCCAGCTCGGGTTTCTGGGGCTATAACCTGTCCGCTTCCAGTGCGTCGTTCTGAGGAGGTAATCAGTGCCGGCTCCCCTTTCAGGTCCTGGAATTGGGCTTTCTTTACCTCAAGCCCTCTATCCCTCAGCGCTCCAGAACGCGCCGATCGATGTCTCGACTAACAAGGTCTGCCTTAATGCGGGCGATCAGTTGCCCATACCTGCCGGCGACTGGTACGTGTCGCTCGGGTCCTACCTTGTGTTGGAGATGCTGGATCCGGTTACCGGCATTTGGACATTCGCGGCTGCTGCGGCGTGGAACAACGGTGTTTCGTTCGTCAAGAGCGACGGGTTCAACGTGCGCATCGCGAACCGGCTCGGTTGTCCGGTCGGTGGTGTGATCATTGCGCCCGGCTCGGGCTACGTGCAGGCGTCCACCACGGTTGCGGTGACGGGCGGTGGCGGCTCGACGTGGCAGCCGATTGTTGGCGGCCAGCTGTCGATGAGCACGGCGACGATCGTGACCGCGAATGCGGGCGCCGGTTACGGTGTGCCGCCGATTGTGCTCATTCCTTCGCCGCCTCCGGTGGCCACGAACCCGAACGGTGTTGGCGGCATCGCGGCGTCGGGCTACGCGACGATCTCGGGCGGCACCGTCAGCGGCTTCACCTTTACCAATCCGGGTGCGGGTTACACGGGCAACACGTTCAATGCGGTGTGCCTGCCGAACCCGACTGATCCGAACCTCGCGACGGGCATTACGCTTGGGACAATCACCTTCACGGTCGGTGCGTCGGGCTCGCTCACCGGTCTGCTTTGCACCAACCCCGGCAACCCGATTTCGAACCCGGCGAACATCTCGCTGGTGGTGTCGGGCGTGGGCACATCGGGCAGCGTCAACCCGGTGATGCTGCAGACTGTTGTGACCGCCTCCGTGATTGGCGGCTCGACGATCTCGGGTGACGCCGGCACGCTTGCCTACGTGACGACTGCAGGCGGCTATCCGCCGCAGGGTACGTTCACCAACTCGGAGGATTTCCTTTTCTTGCGCGGTCGTCCGCGCGCAGCTCAGATCGCGCTCACGGTCGGCGGCGCCGGCACGATCGCGGCGCAGGTGGGTACGATCTACGACGGCGGCCTGTTCTTCCAGGCGCCTTCGCCGATGCTGATCTCCGATCCTGTCACTGCCACGACGGGAACAATCGTTGGTACGAGCACGATCGTGCTCACGATGGGCTCCAAGCCTGATGTGGCGATTTACCAGCCGGCGCCGTAGATGGCTGAGACTTACAGCCTCGCGGTTATGGGCGTCGGTGCCGGGCAGAAGTTTGGGCAGAAGATGCATACGCTGCCTGATTCGGGTGCGACGCCGGGCGCCATGGCGCGGGCGCAGCAACTTAACTCGCGGCTGTTGTGCCTGAATGCCGACGGCTCGCAGTCGTATTTTGTGTTGGACGCTGAGCGCTCGACGCCCGCCAATCCGATCTTGAGGCGCGTGTGACCGGCGGGAGGACTGCCGGTGCTCAATCAGTATTTGCTTCAAACCCAGCAGCTCCTGCAGAATCCGGCGGCGCCGGCGCCACTCTACGCGACGTCTGACCTGACGGGCTGGATCAACACGGCACGTGGGCAGCTTGCGGGAGAAAGTGAAGCAATCCGAGTCCTTGGCACGATCAACACTGTCATTAACCAGCGGGCTTACAACTTCTCATCCATTAACGTTGGGGTCGCGTCCACGACGGGCGTGCAGGGCGTGATTCATGTGCGCTCGGTGCGCTATGCGGTGGGAGACGGGTTTCAGCGCGTCGAGTCGCGCGCGTGGCCGTGGTTCGAGCTGTTTTCTTTGAACAACCCGGAGCCGCAGGCGGGCCCGCCGGTCGAGTGGAGTCAACTGGGGCAAGGGGCGAGCGGGCAGAGCACGGGGAGTGGGGCGTCGGGGAGCTTTTACCTGGATCCGCCGCCTGACGTGGTCTACGTGCTCACGTGTGACTGTGTGTGTTACCCGATCGCTTTGGTGAACGATGCGACTGTCGAGGCGACACCATATCTTTTCACTGACGCAGTGCCGTTTTTTGCCGCCTATCTCGCGCTCATGTCGTCGCAGACAAATGCGCGGATTGCGGACGCTGAGCGCTTGTTTGGGCAGTACAAGACGTTTGTGGGACGCGCACGGCAGTTTGCGAATCCGTCAGTTCTGCGTTACCAGTATGAGCAATCGCCCGATTTGACGCTTACGGCTAAGCTTGGTCTTGAGAAGGCGGCGAGTCAGTGATGTTAGTTGCTGTTTGCAAACTCTTTGTGCAAGTGAACCGGAAGTCGTTTTGGTCAGGGGTGCAACTGAACGTTTGCAGCGTTCATGCACCCCGTTTTTATGCCATGGAGAATCACTCATGGCAAGTCTAAATTCGTACATGAAGGATACCGTTCGCCTCCTCCGCGATGCGAAGCAGGAGTTGCTCAACCCGCTTGACATGGTCGCTCACGTCAACACTGCGCGTCGCGAGGTGGCGATGCGGGCGCAGTGTGTGCGAGTGCTCACGCCCATCTCGGGGTCGGTGGTGTCGGCAACCATGACGGCGCAGGGCTCGGGCTACACCTCTGCCACGACCGTGACGGTGAGCGCGCCTGACTTTCCGTCGGGTAGCGGGCCGTTTCCCAATGGCAGCCAGGCGACTGCGGCGCCGATCATCAGCGGCGGCAAGGTCGTTAATATCGACATCACTTACGGCGGATATGGCTATTGGCAGCCGGCGCTCACGATCGTGGACGGTGGGGGAACTGGCGCGATAGCGGTCGCGAACACGTCGCTGAGCAATCAATTGAGCGTAGGAAGGGAGGTCTATAATTTCGCCGACATCGACTTGAGTGCATTTCCCGGAGCGGGGGCGGTCTATTACGCGCGCTCGGTGGCGGTCATCTACGCGAACTATCGTTACACGCTCTACGTCGCGAGCTTCTCGGACTATCAGTCGATGATTCGTCGATACACGGCGGGCTATCAGTACGTGCCGGCCTTTGCGGCGCAGTTTGGGCAGGGTACGGCGGGCAGCCTGTACGTTTATCCGCTGCCCTCGCAGGCGTACCAGTACGAGCTGGATTGCTTGTGCCTACCTCAAGATTTGGTGACGGATTTGAGTGTTGAGATTGTTCCCGATCCTTGGAGTGAGGCAGTTAAATATTTTGCTGCTCACCTGTGCTACCTTGACCTTCAAAATTTCAACGCGGCAAAATTTTACCTAGAACTATTTGACATGCACTTGCTGCGCTATAGCCAGTATGCGCGTATCGGGCAGGCGCCTAATCGCTACGGGCGCATCTGATGTCCCTCGAAGACCCGCAACAGCCTGTTCAGGAAGAATCGAATCCGTATTTGCCGGCGGGACCGCAGCCCCTTATATTTGAGAAGTGGATGGGCATGGATACCTCGTCGGTGCGTGCTGGCATCGACGACGAGCACGCTTACTGGCTCGACGGGTTTTTCCCCATCGGTCCCAACAACCTTCGCACGCTATTCGGTGTTGGGACTACGCTTTACACGGTGCCGGGCGGGCTTACGATCGTTTTCTTTGGGTTCTTCAACATCGGGGCAACGCCTTATTGCATCGTCTTTCTCTCCGACGGCTCGGTGGTCGCGGTGCGCACCGACACGGGCGTGACGACGAACCTGTTGGCGGCTAGTAAAATTATCAATCCTTCGATTCTCAACCAAGGGGTCAGCCAGTGGGGACAACAATTTCTTATTTTAGTTTCTGCTCAAACTAACGGGTATTGGGTTTGGGACGGAAATAATGTCTACGGTGCCGGCTCCCTGTCGCCGACAGTGGTGCTTACTGGTGCGGGCAAGGGCTACAAGAATCCGCCCGCGATCGTCATAGCGGGCGGTCACGGCACGGGCGCCATGGCGCAGGCGAGCGTGTCCAACGGGCAAGTGACCTCGGTCGTGATCACCAACCCCGGCACGGGTTTTCAATCTGGCGATGCTCCGACCCTGACCATGAACGGCGGAACGACGAGCGGGTCCGGCGCATCGTTGACGGCAGTTCTGACGCAGAATACCGGCGGCTCGGGTGCGGTGCTGACCGCGCATATGCAGCAGTCCGGTGTTCGCTTCTACGTGCATGACATTTCGGTCGATAATGGCGGCAGCGGCTACAGTCAATTTGCGACGGTTTCGGTGAGCGGTGGTTCGCCGGTTACGACGGAGATCAACGTAGCTCTGACTGTAGTCGGGGGAGTCATCACGGCTGCAACGCCTATCCCCTCGGGGTTCACTGTCGGCAACGAGTATTATAGCTCGGTGCCGCCCACCCTGACGGTCAGCGACAGCGGCGGCTACTACGTCAGCAGCGTCACTGGCACGCCGACCGGGACGAACTACTCGCCTTCGGCGACGGTGACGGGCTCGGGTGGCGGCTCGCCGGTTGCGCAGGCATCTTACTCGCCGGTCATCAACCTGAGCGGCGTCATCACTTCGGTGACGGTGACGAGCGGCGGCCTTTATGGGTCGAATACTCCGCCGACGCTCGCGGTGACGGATACTGTCACGGTCGCGACCGCTACGATCTCCATCATGCCGTTTGCTATCCAGGGGTCAGCGGTTGAGACTTATACAGGTCATGTGTGGGTTGCGAATGGGCCGACTATCTACTACAGTGCGCCCGGCTCGTTCTCGGACTTCGC